CAAGGAAAACTAATGAGTGAAACATGGATAGACAAACAAGAAGAAAGGGCAGAAGACTATGGTTACAAATAGAACAACAAGCACTTACCAAGAAGAAGCATGGCAGAAAAGATTTCCAATTCCACTGGAAATATACAAAGGAATAAATGGGAAATATGGGGTATTAAGATTTAAATTAGTAAGACCATATACTACACAAAGACAAGATAAAGCAAAGGGATATATAGAATTAGAAGCAGCACCAGCAAGTGGACCAAACCAGTATGATTGGCTTAATAAAAAGATTAAGATTAATCTATCTTATGTAGATATCAGCAAAATTCTCCTATACCTAGGATCTCCACGTCACTCCTTCTTTGCAAATACAAATGGTAGATGTAACATTTTCCATGACAGAGGAATTAGCAAAGGGAAAGAAAGAGAACAAGATACAAGTTCTATTGATATTTCTAAACCACAAGAATCTAAGAATTTCTGGTTTAATATCACACAAACAACAGATGGAGAAGTAAACTCCAAAGTTTCTGTTGGTGTTGGACCAGATGAAGTTATCATTCTTGGTAACTTACTTAAGGCTGCTATTCCACAATTGTTCGCCTGGAACCTAGAATAATTTATAAAATATAAATAGACTTATATAATGTAGTAGCTACAATATATAATTATATACTATAGAGTTTGGTGCGTTTAGAGGAGGTTTATTTAAAAATGGGAAAAGTAATTGATTTGGTATCATATTTTGCAATAGAAGAACTTATGAAAATAGCATGGACTATTACTTCAGTAAATAAACTAGTAGTTACTGATGTTTGTTTCGTTTGGAGCGAGAATTATAGCCATACATCAGAACAAAGTATTTCATTTAGGACTAGTTCTACTAGCGGCAAAGTACCAAAAGAAAATGCATCACTAATTAGAAAGATGTGTGCAGAAGACAAACTAAGAATGTACGGCCCCAAGCCAACAAAGATTTATTTGGTTGTATTACCATCTGTACAAAAATCTATGTCTAAAAACGGACTAAAAGAATTTATTTCTTCATGGGATGGGACAACTGAGATAGATGGGATACCATGTTTCAAATATGAGCATCTTACATTGTTTAGATTAATAAAAAAGATTATGAAAGGATAAAACTATGGATATGGATCTTCTACTGTGTGCATGGAACATAACAGAACAAGGAAGAAAAATTCTTGAAAAGATTTCACAAATATTTTTTGATAAAGATATTATGACAGAAATTAGAGACACTGCTATCCATATAATAGAGAAAGATGTACCATGCCTAATATTTGATGAAAAATCTAAAGTATCTATATTTGACAGAAAATATATTTTTCTTACTGGTCCACTATATAAATTAATCCAACATGATCAAGCGACTAGAGAAGCTACTATGCAGAAAATACAAGAAGTTGCAGAAATTCTATCAAAGAATAAAAATAGTAGTTCGTGGGTAGAGAAAAATCATATAACTGTTGGAACAGATACAACTTCAGACATAACAATTACAGAAGCAGAAGCTCAACATTTAAAAAATATTAAGGACATTTTAAATGGCGGAACAGTATTTATTAAAAAAGGCGATATAGAAATAAGGATAGAAGAATGACCATACAGAAAGAAAGACTTACATCGTCACTAGAATTTTTAACTGAAACTGAAAAACATATTAATGAAGTATTAAAAGTATCTGGATCTAATAATAAATTGTTTACATTAGCAGAATGGAAAAGATACTTTTATATTAATATTCCAGAAGATATCACTTATCAAACAATTATTGATTTAGGAAGAGAAATTGCCATAAAGTATCAAGAAGCTTCTTATTATAGAGATTTAAGTACAGTAACAACATCTATTATAGAACAAGATATGACTATACAATATAACAATGCCTATCAAGCTGCAAGAATTGAGAATGAAACTAAGTTTAGCAAACCACTAGCTGCAGATTCTTGTAAAATTGCCGCTACAATAGCAATCAAAGATATAGATGATCCTTTAAATGTTCAAAAAGTTATACGTGACTTTTGGGTTAAGACATGTAATACATTAGTAGAAGTAAGAAAACAGGTAGAGATATTAGGTTATGCACTTGCAGGGGACTCTAGAACAAATAGAGACTTTGTAATTAAAGGAGCAGAATAGATGACAATAATTGCTGCATTCGAAGATCAAGATAAATATTGGATTGCTTCCGATAGTATTGGTAGTGCATATGATTGTAAACAAGATTATGGTAGTAAACTAATTCGTAAGAATAATTATATTGTAGGATTTTCTGCATCATATAGAATTGCCGATCTTATTAGAGAAACAGAAGTATTACCAAAACAAGTAAAGACAATTAATGATATTAGAGATTTTAGAGATTTATTACAACAAACAGTTATAGATTCTGGCGGCAGCGATAAACCAAATGGAGATAGTAATATATTAATTCATCCTGTCTCTATTCTTATTATATCCGAAATAGGCATACATGAAATACAAGAGGATTATGCATTACTAATTCCAAAATCAAAATATAGTGCTGTTGGAAGCGGTTGGGCATATGCAATGGGCTCATTATATACATCAAAAAAACAAAAGCTAGACGGTAAAATAGCAGTACAAATAGCAGTTAGAGCAGCAATGCAGCATGAACCTAGCTGTGGTGGGAACATATATACCGCGTCAATAAATAAAAGGAAAATAAAATGAGTCACTGGAGATACGGAATTATAAAAAGTAGATATATATCTGCAGAAGATAAAATAACAATATTTTATAAGTTAGGATATATTTTTGTTAGTTCAACAAAAGAAGAACCTTATGAATCAGGACCAAATGATCATGTATGTTTTGAAACAAGCGAGCTAAAAGAATATGCAAACGATGAATCTGCAAAACAAGAAATTATAGATCAACTTCAAGATGCTATTAATGATATTAAAAATGGAAAGATTATAACCTACAGAGGAGAGTGATATATTGACTATAAAAACTAGACGTTTAGATATTGAGCTTAATGGTAAATTAATTAAGAAAGATTTTGAGGTACCAGAATTCTGGAATGATACTTCTGCCCTAATAATGGCAGAAAAATATGCAACTAATGAAGAAAATTCTGCACTATCTGTTATTGACAGAGTTACAAATAGAATTACAGAATGGGGAATTAAAGACAGTTATTTTAATAAAGAGAAAGAAAAAACAGGACTTGAAGTTGCTGATAAATTCTTATTTAATTTAAAGGATATTCTTATCAATCAAAGAGCAGCATTTAATAGTCCAGTTTGGTTTAATGTAGGTGTAAAAAACCAACCAGAACAGATATCTGCGTGCTTTCTTGGAGATATAGAAGACACGATGGAAGATATTTTAGACCATGTTAAAAGAGCAGGTATGATTTTTAAGTCTGGTTCTGGTATAGGATTAAACATTTCAAAGCTAAGAGCAAAAGGAGAAGTTCTCTCAAACAAAGGAAAAAGTTCAGGACCATTATCCTTTATGAGAATGTGGGATAGATCAGCTGCTAGCATTAAAAGTGGTGGAAAGAATAGAAGGTCAGCAGTCTTTTTAGGACTTAATGCAGATCATCCAGATATAGAAGAATTTGTTCATTGTAAGTCTAAAGAAGAAGACAAAGCTAGACTTTTAATCTCACAAGGAATCTCTACAGAAGAAGCATATGCAACTGTAGACTTCCAAAATGCTAACCACTCAGTAATATTAACCGACGAGTTTTTAGAAGTAGTAACACAGAATAAAGACTGGAATCTTATTAATCGTGGAAACAAAGAGACTTCAAAAACACTTAAAGCTAAGGATTTATTTAATCAAATAACAACACAAGCTCATAAAACTGGTGATCCAGGAGTTGTTTTTATAAATGAAGCAAACAGACACAATTCTCTAGCTAACAGAGGAAATATTCTTAGCTGTAATGTATGCGGAGAAGTGTTTCTTCCTCCATGGGGAGCATGTAATTTATGTAGCCTAAATCTAGTTAAATATTTAAATTCAGACTACTCAATAAATTACTTAAAACTATCATCTGATATAGATATATTAATCACTGCAATGGATATTATGATTGATAACGCATATTATCCTACAGAAAAATTTAAAAAAGAAGCTATAGAAACTAGACCACTTGGACTTGGAATTACTAACCTAGGAGCATACCTAATATATAAAGGAGTTGCATATAATTCAGAAGAAGGAAGACAAGCAGCAGTAGAAATAATGGGAGAAATTTCACATTGCGCAATAAAAAGTAGCATAAACTTAGCAAAAAAAGTTTCTCCATTCTTAGCTTTTAACGAAAATAAAAAACCATGCATAAACCATTATAGGTATATTCTTAGACATATTACTTCTAATACTGAAAACATATTAAATGAGATAGAAGAATTTGGGATTAGAAATTCTAATCTAACATGTCTACCACCAACTGGCACAGTTGCTCTGTTACTTGGAGCAGACAGTTATGGTATAGAACCTATTTTTGCTTTAAATGCAATAAAAAAACTATCTGGAGGAGGAGAACTTCATCTTGTTCCAGAGTGTGTGAGTAAAAAACTTGAAGAACTAGAAGGAGCACCATTAGATCACTCTTACTTTTCGGAAAATCCAGAGAATTATTTAAGTTATGTTACCAATAAAGAAATATTCCTTGTAGCCAATGAAATAGACTGGAGAGATCATATAAAAATGGTAGCAGCTCTTCAACAAGTAATATGTATGGCAGCAAGTAAAACTATCAACATGCCTAATTCTGCAACAGTAGAAGACGTTAAAGAAGCATATATGATGGCATGGAAACTAGGATTAAAAGGTATCACAATTTATAGAGACGGATCTAAAGGACAACAGCCCTTAACAGATGCTACTAAAACTAAAAAGCCTGAAGTAGAAGAAGAATTAAAATGGATGGCAGTAAGAAAGAAACTAGATACTACATGTGAAAGTATTAGACATAGATTTAATATTGGGGGATTTGAAGGATACTTTCATATTGGTCTATATGATGATGGATCACCTGGAGAAATATTTATTCAAGCTAGTAAGAACGGATCTTCATTGCAGGGTTCACTAGATTCATATGCAACATTATTTTCTCTAAGCCTACAATATGGTGTTCCACTTGAAAAATTAATTGAGAAGTTTAAAAATCAACAGTTTGAACCAAGAGGTTTTACCGATAATGAAAATATTAGATCTTGTACATCAATTGTCGACTATTTAGCACGATGGTTAGAACAAGAATTTATTGACCAAGAAGAAGAAATTCCAACTTCTTCAGTTGCACCGCCATTAACATCAAATAAAATGTCCCTTGACGGTCCACCATGTCCTGAATGTGGATCTTTAACAGTACGTGTAGGCACATGTCATACATGTGTTACTTGTGGTGCAACTACTGGATGTTCATGAAACTTAGGAGGTTGTTTATAAGTGAAAACAATTAAACTTGAGGTAGAAGTAGAAATAGATGATGATGTTAATTGGCTAGCAGTAAGTAAAGATGGACATATATGTCAGTTCTCTACAGAACCAGATATAAAATCTGAAGCTTCTGTTTTATGGATACCTAGTAACTACATGGATGATAGTATTTATGAAAGGGGAATAGTAAATGTTAGTAACTGGCGTAGAAGTAAAACCAAAATATAAACCAATTAGCACTACTATAGAATTTTCTAAAAGAATAAGAGATATCATTAAACAATATATTGGTAGTTCAATAACAGATAAAAATATTTACGAATTTAGAGAAGCTCTTCAGGCTATTATAAAAGAAGTATCCTCTACTAAAATACTAGATGATTATGTGGAAGTAGAAATAGAAGTAGAATCAAATGATATAGAAATAAAGTTCTATGATAAAGAACATAAAGAAGTAGAACTATTAATAGATGAAAAATCTATTAGAACCAAGAGAAGAAAATGACTAATAAGATAATTGAACTAGAACAAGATATTATTAAGAATATATGGGAAAAATATTACCAACAAGTAGACAAAATATTAGAAAAACTTTCTGGTAATAATGAAGAATATTTAAAGTATATGTATAGAATGCCACACTCTCATCCACTTCCAGAAAACTATTGGTTAATAGAAGAATATGGAATAAATATTGAAGGAAGAGAAGCTTTGTTTTGGGGAATTGTAAAATATAATAACGAAACTAAGAAAATAAAGATAGGAATAGTATTTAGTAAACCACAAGAAGATATAAGGAGGAAACCATGAGTGGTAGAGCATTTGATTATCAAGAACATAAACTAACTGATATGGCATTTGAATTAGAGAATTTAATTAAGACAAATAACATTAGAGATGATGATAATTATGCACGTAATTATCCAGACTGGATACTAAATATTTTCTCTCATGCGGCAAAAGAATGTAATAGATTACATGAACTTCTTCACGAAATAGATTACTTTATTTGTGGAGATATAGGAGAAGAAGATCTAGATAATGCTTATTATACATATATACAAGACGGAGAAAGAATAACAAAATGAAAGACTTGATCAATTATACATATACAATAATCTATGATTTAGCAATCTGGCCATTACTACTGATAACTTATCTTCTATGGGGAGAGAAATTACACTGGAATAAGGGTCCTTGGTTCTATTTTAAGAAAAATTCTTGGCCTGGTAGAACATGGGGAAAAGAGTGGAAAGGAACCACATTAGGTCACGGTGGATTTTATGGGCCATTAGCAGACAAGTGGACAAAGTTTCATGAGGTAGGAGTACATACAGAACAATATAGAGCTAATATGTTAAGACATTTTATGATAGCTCTATTTATTATTGGCTTTATGTCCGCCGCACAACTGTTAAACTTGGGCTTAATTATGGGAGGAATAGTTTGGTTCTTTGGTGGCCTATGGTCTATTCCTAACTGGATAGTAGCATATCTTCAAGGAGAAGATGTTTATAAAGGTAGTACTCATGAAGAATCTGCTTATGCCCAAACAACACTGGCTTCAATGGGTTTAAACCCAGATGGAACAAAAAGAAATGAAAATACAAAATAAAAAACATTTCTATTCTTTAGCATTAGATGGATTAGTTGGTAATACACCCATGTGTTGGAAATCATTTAAAGAATATGAATTAGAAAGAGAACAATATCCTATTGTTACATTTAGATCTTTTGAATTAGGAAAATTTAAAGATGTTAAGCCATGGATGACTGGAGAAGAAATTGATAATTTTATATCTTCACATGAACCAGAAACTTATATTATTATGGAAGCTCCTAATTATGGACTAGATAATAAATATGGTCTTCAAGGTGAATTTACATGGATAGATGGAGCATGGACATTTTATTATACACTTAAGCTAGGATATATGAGAGAAAAACTTGATAAATATGGAAAGCATTGTTTTGGTCAGCACGCGACCAATTTAATAAAAGAACATGCATCTCCATCAGGATTTTATATGTTGATGGAATTATTTAATAAATATACAGAAGAAAATAGTTATCCTGTTATTGAATTTGCAGTACTACCAAGAAGTGTAGGTAGATATAAAATGGATACATTAATATGGGAGATAAGAAATGGATACTAGTCTATCAAAGTGGGATAAAAGATTTATAGATCTGGCAAATCATATAGCCTCTTGGAGCAAAGATGAAACACAAGTTGGTTGCGTAATTGTAGGACAGAACAAAGAAATACTATCAACAGGTTATAATGGATTTCCATATAGGGTAGAAGAGAAAGAAGAAAGAAATAATCGCCCTACAAAATATCTATTTACCGAACATGCTGAGAGAAATGCTATATATCATGCAGCAAGAAATGGTATTTCATTAAAAGGTTCCACACTTTATCTATCTAATCTACATGAACATGTATACATGCCATGTGCAGATTGTGCAAGAGCAATTATACAATCTGGAATATCCAAAGTTGTATGTTGTAATCAAGAATTTAAGACGGATTCTATATGGTATGAATCTATAATAGCATCATGTAACATGTTATTAGAAGCAGGTATAGAATTAGTTTTATATAAAAAGGAGAAAAGAAATGAGCAACTGTGCATGTAGTATAGAAGGATATGGAGATGAATATTCTTGGTCAAAAACAAGATTCCATGTTGCAAAGAAAGAACACATGTGTGATGAATGTAAAGGATCTATTCTTCCAGGACAGAAATATATGTATATATTTGGTAACTTTGAAAATGAACATTATGTACATAAAGTATGTCCAGATTGTAATTCTATTATTAAAGCATTCTTTTGTGGATGGTGTATGGGATGTGTTTGGGATGATCTTAGAACAGAATTTGAAGAGAATCCAGATGATATTCAATGGGGTTTACTAAATGAACTAACTCCTAATGCAAGAAAAGATGTAATAGATCTTATACAGTACATATGGGATATAGAAGATAAAAGAATTAAACAATGACTTTTTTAATAGGAATTTATATATTTATACTTTATTTTATTGTTGGCTTCCCAATTGGAGCTATCATGTATCTTCTTATAAACAAGATTATGCGGTACAAAGGATTACAAAAATCAGTAGATGAAATTAGATTTGAAAAATCAACCGATGATACAGAATACAAATTAGAGTTTTCTTGTTATATGATTCTATGGCCTATAGCTTTAACAATAGGATTACTAATGATCTTATTAACATTATTCTATAGATTAATATTTAGAATATTAGAAATAATATCAAAATAATTATAATATAACTTTATATCTTGATTTATTTCCTAGCTTATTTATAATAACAATAAGTTAGGAGAATATATGACACGACCTGAATATGAAGCTGAAGACCATCAAGAGCGAGAAGCCTATATTAGAAGCAGAACTCAAGTATTAAATAAGACATATGCGACAGCAATATGGATGAAAGTAATACATAGAGCTGTAGATGATATTGTTTTATATGAAACTATGCTAGAAAATAAACCTTCTATTAAAGAAGAAGATATGGAAGATTTAGAATCAGCAAAAAGTTTTTTATTTAACGACGAGCACTTAATACCTTTTGATGATTATATTGTAATAATTATATGTCAAGAATGTGGTACTGAAGCTAAATTATTAATGAGTGAATTTGCGGCAGAAGATTATATATGTAAACAATGTAATACATTGTGTAATCCAGTATTAACAGAATATTACATATCTTCTGAACAAGCTATAAGAGAAATAAGTTTAAAGGAATTATTATCTTTATGGGGTATTGAAAATATAAATGCTTTTAGAAAAGGTACTATAAGAAGAATAGAAGAACTAAAAGCTAAGAAAAGACTAGCATTAAAAAATAAAAGGAATAAAAACAAATGATTGATGGATTTAAAGTAGAAGAATTAGACCAAAAGGAAATAGATAGAATTATTAACATTTGTGGAGATACTAGTTGTTCGCCCGGCAACGAAGATAGACATTATGATGGAAGAATTCAACCAATTGATTTAATTGAGCAACAAGAACTAGGATTCCATGAAGCAAACATAGTTAAATACATATGCAGATGGAAGAAGAAAGGTGGAATCCAAGATCTAGAAAAAGCAGCATTCTACCTAGGCAGACTAATTAGGTTTGTTAAGACTAAAGAAGCCGAATCTAAGTAAATAACTCTAAAAATATAGGGAGGTGAACATGAGCCCAAGTCAAGATGATGCTCTGAAGGTATTGCTAACTCAAATCGATAAGAAATATGGTAAGGGATCTGTAATGTCTTTTACAGAAACTCCACAATTTGATCCAGAAAGTGTAATTCCTTCTGGATCTATTGGTTTAGATTTAGCACTAGGTATTGGTGGCTATAAGAAGGGAAGAGTAGTTGAAGTATATGGACAAGAATCGGCAGGTAAAAGTACTTTATGTTTACATGCTGTAGCAAATACACAAAAAGCAGGAGGAAGATGTCTTTTTATTGATCAAGAACATAGTCTAGATATAAATTATGCAGAAATCCTTGGAGTAAAAATAGATGAATTATTAATTTCCCAACCAGACACAGCAGAACAAGCTCTAGACCTTGTTGATATGTTTGTTAAGTCTGACCTAATAGATTTAATTGTCGTTGATTCGGTGGCCGCTCTGGTTCCTCAGAAAGAACTTGAGGGAGAAGTAGGAGAGCAAGTTATTGGTCTTCAGGCTAGATTAATGTCTCAAACTTTAAGAAAAATTGTAGGTCCATGTAGTAAAACTAATACAACAATTATATTCACAAATCAAATTAGGAATAAAATTGGAGTAATGTTTGGTTCACCAAATGTCACATGTGTTCATCCGAACACGACAGTAGAACTTGTAATCGAATAGAAACTTTAGGAATAGAAAATACAGGAGACTATAATGAATACGAAATCAATTTCAATGGAGAATCTTTTCAAACAATTAGGTTATCAGATAAAAGATATGAAGATTGGTGAACTATATGATGTTTCTTCATATGATAAATATTTAAAATCATATGATATATCTACTAATCAAATAGTTAAAAGCAAAATCTTAGGTATTATAAAAAAGGAAGAAACAGTAGAATATAAAGTATTTGAGATTAAAAATGCTGGGTTAATAAATAACTTTTTATTTTCAGGAAGTAAAGATCATCGCATTTTTGCAAAAAAAGATACAGAAAATAAATATAATTGGATTTCATTAGATAAAATTGAGCAAAATATTAACGATACACTAAGAATGAATGGTATTCTTATGTCTTACCAAGTTATTAATTCTCAAGGCAAAGCTTCTAATATCTTTGTAACTAAAACAAACAATATAATTCCTATTGTTGATATGCAAATGGAAAACGGATGTTATTTCTCAGAAGGAATATTGTCTCATAATTCAGGAGGAAATGCTTTAAAGTTTTATGCTTCACAAAGACTAGAAATTATTAGAACAGGAAATCTTAAGGTAGGAGATCAAATTATAGGTAATACAACCAAAGTAAAAGTAGTCAAAAATAAAGTAGCTCCACCAAAGAAAGAAGCTGAATTTAATATCATATTTGGTAAAGGTATTGATACAGATTCTGAAATTATTATACTAGCAAAAGAAGATGGAATTATTAAACAATCTGGAGCATGGTTTAAATATGGCGAAGATAATATTGCTCAAGGATTACCAAATGCAATCATGTGGTTAAATGAAAATCCAGATAAGAAGAAAGAAATATTAGATACTATTCTAGCAAATAGAGGATTGGAGTAAGTTATGTATTTAAGCGACGAAAGAGGTATTGAAAGCTTAGTCGGCCAGAAAATATTAGACATCCAGATTACACAGAATCAGCCAAAGCTAGATGATTATATTATCTTTAAAACAATAAATGTAGATGGTATAGAAAAAACTTATCATATGTATCATAGCCAAGATTGTTGCGAAAGTGTATATATTGAAGATATTTGTGGCGATATTAACGATCTGATTGGACAAGAAATTGTAAATGCATATGAGTCTGGTAATTCAGAAGATGATCCAGGAGATAATTGTGTAGATGATACATATACTTGGACCTTTTATAATATCCAATCAACAAAAGGATCTGTATCTATAAGATGGTTTGGATCTTCCAATGGATATTATTCAGAAGAAGTAAATTTTATAGAGGTAAATTAAATGGCAACACTAAGAGAACAAGTAAACAAACTACCAACTCTAAAGCTTCCAAAAGGGACCAGATATATTGGTAATGGAAGCTATGGAATGGTATATAAATACTGTAAAACAAGAGTTGTGAAAGTATATGAGGATGAAACTTTAGAAGATGGATTGTGGCTTGCAAAGGATGAGGCTAAAGGAGCAAAGAAATATACTAATGGATTACCTGTTTTAAGAATCGTTAAAGTAATTCAAGGTAACAAATGTATTGGAGTTGGTGTGGTTAAAAGATATATCCCTTACTCTATTCCAATAAAGAAAGAACATACTATACCAGTCAAAACTAAATATGATGAGATTGATTTTGATTATACTCAATATAAAAAAGATAAAAAAGGTAAAATATTTCGAGTAGATACACAAACAGATAAAATATTCAAAATATATAGATATTAAGTTAAAAAGAGATTATAAGATGATTGAAATAGAAGAAATTATTATAGAAACAGAAGAAGATCTAGATGCAGGTATAAGATCTACTCATTGGACACTTGGACCAGATTTTTACTTTGAAGAAGAAGAAGATATGAAAGATTTCTGCACACAAATTAAAAAAGTGTTTGAAAATCATTTCTTTGAAACAATGAAAGTATATGCAATAAGGAGATTAGCGAATGGATAGATTAGAAAAAGTAATAAAAACAGCAAATAAAAAAGGATATGAGATTGCTATAAACTATATAACTAATAAAGGATGGATAATAACTATATGGCCTCCTGTGGGAGCAAAAGAACAATTATACCCAGCATCATCAATAAAAGATTCTATAGAAATATTAGCCAGAAGAGTAGGATTATGAAAATAGGAAATTATTATAAAGCAATAGAGTCTACATCGTTTGGTGCGTTTACAACATCTTTTAATGAAGGATGTTCTAGATGTAGCTTGTCAACACCAAACAGACTACCAATTCTTTACAGAGGCAATCCAGAAGCCAATATAATGCTTATTGGAGAAGCACCAGGTCAACAGGAAGAGAGAGACGAGAAACCGTTTACAGGGCCTGCTGGACAGCTTCTAGATAGGATAATGAATTCTATTGGATTAGATACCAATAGAGATATGATTTTATCTAATGTATGTTATTGTCGTCCCGCAGCTCCAGAAGGTTCAGGAAAACAGAATTATACACCTAAACAAGAACAGCTAAACAGATGTTTTCCATTTGTAAAAAAGATGATTGAACTAGTAGATCCAAAAGTTATTGTTGCTTGCGGCCGGACTGCATTAGCACAACTAACAGAAACTCCAACAGTAAAAATATCTCCATTTGAAGGGAAATGGTTATCCAATAAATATAATAATAAAATTCCTATTTTTGTAATGATTCATCCAGCTGCAATATTACATATGGGAAGAGATATAGAAAGACAAAAAGAAATGAAAGCTAAGGTTTGGAATTATATGCAATATTTTAGAGATACTTGGAAAGAAAAGGTAGTTAATAAATGCCAACAATAAAACAAGAATCAAGCTTAAAAAAACAAATTGAGAGTATATTTTGTGATTATAGTGGTAAGCATATAACAAAAAAGTATGCAAGAGCACTTGTGGAGTTATTATTAGAATATATAAAAGAAGAAGAACCTAAAATTGAATATATAGACTATTGTATTACTAATTTTAAAGAGGCTTCTAAGCTTAAAGAAGATATTAATCTACGTGTTAATATTTGCTTTGCAGATGAAGATCACCATCGAGGTATAGATATAAAAATAAACCCAAAAGCATTACCCCAAATAGCAGAAGGAACAGTTCCACCTTCAATAACATTATCTTATTATGAGTTAAACAAATGAAAACAAGAGCATATTTAGTTCAAACAGAAGGATTTCCTGATGGTATTATATGGGGTACATCTACTAAAAAAGTTAAATTTAAAGCAGCACAAACGTATGTAGAATACTTTAATGGAACATTTAAAGAAGCATTTAAAATTATCCATGTATCGCGGTGCGAAAAATATGACAATGTTCATGAATGCTTTAAAGATAGATTTATTAAAGTAAGCTATTTAGAACATGAAATGAAAGAATACAACAAATGAAAACATTTTTATTAATATTACTAGTTACATTCGCAGTGCCAGTACTTATAATATTAGCACTAACAACAAAATATTTAATAGGTATAGCTATTATAATATTTGCTATATATACAGCAATTAAATGGAGTAATAAATGAAAACAATATATCTAGCTAATCCATTTGGATTTTCAGAGCTATCAAAAAGCAATGTTTTACCGCCGATCATAAAGAAACTTGAGTCTTTAGGATTAGAAGTTTGGGAACCATTTTCAAGAAATAACCAGCCAGATTTTTCTAAGTCTGATTGGGCATATAATATTGCTCAAAAAGATTATAAAGATGTAAGAGAAACAGATGCAATATTTGCAGTCTGCAATGGTACTCCACCAGATGAAGGCGTAATGGTAGAGCTTGGTATTGCTATTGCATTAAATAAGAAGATTTTCTTGTTTAGAGATGATTTTAGAACTTGTAGTGATAGTGAATGTTATCCACTAAACCTTATGTTGTTTACTGGATTACCCAAAATAGGATGGGAAAAATATTATTATCGTTCAGTTAAAGAAATTACAGATAAAACTAAAGCACTTTATTCTTGGGCGCAAAATGGAAGTTAGCTATATTAGACTAGTTGGGCCAGAATATATTACTGGTGCACTGAGGGCTACTACAGGGAAAGATATGTATAAAGTATCTTTGCCTAAACCAGAGACTTGGGAACGTTTGGTGCGTTCAGCTCATGGTGTACCACATTCTCCATTAAGAGTAGTTCAGTATAGATTCTATATTGAAGATATACCATCATGGGTTACAGTACATTTTGTTCGCCATCATATTGGAGTGCAGTTTTATGTTAAATCTCAGCGCGACGATAGAAATAAATCTAATACTCCTAGATCAAAGAAACCTCAAGGTGAACTAATCAATATGATGTTTGATATTAATGCTAATAGTTTAATTAATATGGCAAAGGCAAGATTGTGTAATCAAGCAGCAAAAGAAACTAGACAAGTAATGAATATTATTAAAGCTTGTCTTTTAGCATCAGGCGATCAATACGACAATATATTAGGAGAATATATGCTTAAACCATGTGATATTGGAGATTGTTTTGAACCATATCCATGTAAGAGAGACTAAAATGAATGAAAGAGTATTAGTATTTCATAAAGAACAATTAGACAAATTAAACCTATCAACAGAATTTTCTAATAAAGAAGATAACTTAAAAAAGTTTACAAACGATATTATTAATTGGACATATTTTATAGATAGAGAATTTGCAGAAATCAATGAAGATTATAAACAAGTAATTCCATATTGTATTATAAGAAAAGGTCATAATATTTTAACTTACCAGAGAACAGATTCTAGTGGAGAATCTAGACTTCATAACAAATGGTCTATTGGTGTCGGTGGTCATATCAATCCATGTGATACTGAAACAATATCAATAAATACAATATATACATCGATCAAGAGAGAACTTAGAGAAGAATTAGAATGGGGTGATATAAATCTTGATACTATTACTCCAAGACTGATTGGTCTTATACTTGATAATTCTAATTCTGTTGGAAGAGTTCATTTTGGAGTTGTATATGAGTTAAGAGTTATTAGTTTAAATTATCCTAAATTATTTGAAGATTCATTATCAAATATAGAATGGTTATCTTTAGGCGAATTAAAAAGAAAAAATAATCTAGAGAGCTGGTCTAAACTTCTAGTAAATAACTATAAATAAAGGAGAATAAATGATAATTTTCTTTCACTCAGTAGATCTTGATGGAATATGTAGTGCAGCTGTTGTATATAATTACATGTTGTTAAATTTCCCGAAAGAGGAATGCAAGCTTTATGGTATTAATTATGGAGATCTGTTTCCATGGGAACTAATTAAAGATCAAGAAGTAATTATGGTTGATTTCTCATTAACAAGAGATGAGATGATTAGATTACAAAATGAATCTAAAGACTTAACTTGGATTGATCATCATAAAAGTGCAATTAATGATATGGAAGGAATTAATATTCCAGGAATACAAGAAGTAGGTAAAGGAGCATGTATGCTTTCCTGGATGTATTATCATAATATGTGTAAAGAAGAAGAAGTTCCTATTATGGTTAAATATATTTCAGATGATGATGTATGGAATCATTCAAATCCAAACACATGGCCATTTCAATACGGTATGCAACTACTAGATCCAGATCCTTATCTATTGGCACAATGGCTTAGATCAGACAAGTGTGAATTTATCAAACAAGAAGTAATAGAAAGAGCAATTGAAGCTGGTCAAGTTATTATTAAATATAGAGAAGGATCTGACAAAAGATATGCTAAACAAGCTGCCTTTGAGACTAGTATTTTAGGGCCAGAAAACAAATTATATAGAGCAATAGCAATTAACAAACTACAATCAGGAACAGAATTATTTAAATCTGTTTGGGATCCAGATAAATACGATATTATGATTGCATTTGGTTTTACAAATGGCGGATATAATTTTTCTTTAAGAAGCATGGATGATGGCCCAGATGTATCAGAAATAGCTAAGTTCTATAAAGGAGGAGGTCATCCTAGAGCTGCAGGATTTAGAGCAAGAGACATTATTATTAATAAAGATCAAATATTTATATATACAGAATTGGAAAGGAAAATCTAATGACAGATAGAATTATATTAAAGCCAACAAAAGAAGAAGCAAGAGAAATTATTTGGGATGATCATGAAGATTTTATCATTATTAAAGAGGAAGTAATAGGCAAAAGAAGATGGTCAGTATATTATCAAACAATTGTAAAACGTAAAAGTGATGGATTATTTTTTGCAACATCGTATTCTGTTGGCGCGACAGAACAGCAAGATGAAATGCCTTTTGAATATTCTGAACCAGAATTTATACAAGTATTTAAAACTACTAAAACAGTTACAGTATATGAGTAATACAAATGATTAAATATTATTGTGATAAATGTGGAAAAGAAATAGATCAAAATATTAGATTTGGTGGATATCCAGGAACAAACCAGCTTCATGAAATAAAATTTATAACACCAAGAGAAACAGCAATTCATGCGTATGAACATACTATAAAAAACATATGTTTAGATTGTTATTTTAAATATTCTAAATTAGTAGAAACCTTTATAGAGGAAAAATGAGTATAGAAGAATTTAAACTTTTTGAAGATTTAGAGTACGAAAAACCAGATGATGTTCCTCCTTGTAAAGGATATTGGCATAACTCTCCTTACTATGGTGAAGAATTTGATTGTGAGTATGATGTATTTTGGGGTTGCGAAGAATGTCTGGTCAACTGGTCAATTGGCGGAGACAAAGATCCAAGAACACCAGAAAAATATTTAGATATGGACTAAATTTTCATGGAGGATTAAATGATACAAAATAGTTGCTTCGTAATGAGACTTTTCGCATGTAAATCTCTTGGATGGCCTGCTCAATGTAGCTTTGCAGAAACAGTTTCTGCAGAAAGAAGATATATAAATGAAATTTTTAATTGATTTAGAACTAGATGGATATGATAGCGAACAAGAAATGCGAGAAGCCTGTTATGAATATATAAAAGATCAACTTGGATCTGCTGGTACATATGTTACTATAATTGGTGACGAAGACACTATGAATCTAGAAATAAGCAACGTAATGGAAGAATATTAATGAATACATTTGTTCACCTTCACACACACTCAGATTATTCTCCACAAGATGGAGCACAAACTGTAAAACAGATTGCGGAAAAGGCTGCCAAATTAGAGATGCCAGCTGTAGCTTTAACTGATCATGGTCGAGCTGGAGGTTTATTACAGTTTAAGAAAGCATGTGAAAAGGTTAATATTAAACCTATTTACGGAATTGAGCTATATGTAGCTCCTGAAAGTAGATTTATAAGAGAGAAGTTAGACAATCACACAAAGACATCTTACCATTTGACTGTTTTAGCACAAAACTACGAAGGTCTTAAAAATATATTTAGGCTAACAAGCAAGAGTTGGATAGAAGGATATTATTATAAACCTCGTGTAGATATGGAGTTATTACAACAATATTCTGAAGGCTTAATTGTATTATCTGGATGTGGGAGTAGTAGATTATCTAATTATATTATGGAAGACAAGTTTGTTGAGGCAGTAGATCATACAAAAGAGATGCTAAATCTATATGGAGATAGATTTTATATTGAAATACAAAATCATGGGATTAATTGGCAAGAACCGTTAAAGAAATGCCTTATTTCTATTGGAGACAAGTTTGGTATTCCAGTAGTAGCGACTCAAGACTCACACTATCCTAATAAAGAAGACTCTGAATTACATAATCATATATGTAAACTTTCAGCTGGAGATTTACAGTTTGATTCCGATCAAAGCTATTTTAAATCCCGCGCTGAAATGGAAAAAATGTTCACAAAAGAAGAACATGTATTCTTAGATAACACTTTAATAGTTGCAGATAGGTGCAATTGTGAATGGGATTATAGTAGAACAATTTGGCCAGTATATAATTTACCAAAAGACAAAACTCCAGAAACAGAGTTAAGAGAGCTTGCTTATAAAGGTCTAGAAAGAATCGGCAAATCAGAAGACAAAGAATATATCAAGAGAATAGAGTACGAACTAGAGGTAATTAAGAATATGGGATTCCCAAATTACTTTTTGATAGTACAGGATTTTATTGCTTTTGCTAAATCTAAAAATATTCCTGTTGGTCCAGGGAGAGGATCGGGAGCAGGATCTCTAGTTTGTTATTGTTTAGGTATTACTGATATAGATCCTATTAAATATGAACTTTACTTTGAAAGATTTCTTAACCCAGCAAGAATCAGTCTTCCTGATCTAGATATTGATTTGTGTAAATCTAGACGTAATGAAGTAATTAAATATATGGCAAGTAAGTATGGAGAAGATAGAATTTCCCAAATTGGAACATATTCTGTATTTAAACCAAGAGGATCTTTAAGAGCTTTTGCGAGAGTTTGTGGCGAACCAATACAGGTAGGAGAGAAACTTGCTGCACTGGTTCCACCAGATATTTCAGGTAAACAAGCAAAATTTGAGGATATATTAGCTAATGTACCAGAAATAAGAAATACGCCACATGATAAGATTATTCAGCTTGCAGTTAAAGCTGAAGGATTAAAAATGCAAGCAGGAGTACATGCTGCAGGACTCGTAGTAGCTGATAAACCAATTAATGAAGTTGTCCCACTATTTACAGGTAGACACGAAGAGATAGCATCACAGTTTGATATGCATGATGTCGAAGATGTAGGACTTGTTAAATTTGATTTTTTAGGATTGAAAAATCTTACTGTGATTGCAGAAACAATAGACTTAATCAAACAAAGAACAGGAAAAAACATACAAATAGAAAAAATTGAAGATAGAGATGAAAAAGTATATAAATTATTCAAAGAAGGAAAACTTGATGGTATTTTTCAGTTTGAAACATCTTCTGGATTTAGAGAATTATGTATTAAAGTAAAGCCAGAATATATTGAAGATTTAGCTGCAATTACATCGTTATATCGTCCAGGTCCACTAGACACAGGATTAGTAGATAAATATGTTGAAGGCAGGAATGGTGCTAATCCAGAATACTTATTCCCAGAATTAAAATCTTGTCTTGAAAATACATACGGAGTAATGTGTTATCAAGAACAAATTATGAAAATTTGTACAGATATTGCAGGATACTCTCTTTCTGAAGCTGATAATATGAGAAAGATTATTGGTAAAAAATTACCAGAAAAAATGAAACTTGAAAGAGAAAGATTTATCTCTGGTTGTGTAAAAAACAATATATCAGAATCTAACGCTACTAAATTATTTAATGATATTGAAGGGTTTGCGTCATACAGCTTTAACAAATGTATTACAGGTTCTACTTTGGTATTAAAAGAAGATGGATCAAAAATATCAATTAATGAAATAAAGAATTTACTAGAAAATAAAGAAAGTATATTCTTAAAATCATTTGATGTTGTAAATAAAACAGTTATAAAAGATGAATGTATTGACGTAGTCGACTGTGGCATCCAAGAAGTATTCGAGCTTAAATTATCTGATGGTTCTTTAATTGAATGCACAGAAAATCATAGATTTTTATGTATTGATAACAAGATGCATACAGTTAAAGAAATTATTAAATATGGTATTGACATTCTCTCATGTGATATCTTATAGTATATTTAAACTAAACACAGAACAAGAGGAAAGATATGCCAAATCCACCAAACAAAAAAATAACATTAGAAGACGAAAAAAACATTATAAAATGGTATTCTGAAGATAACAAATCTGCAAAAGAAATTTTAGCTTTACTTAAAAACAAATTTAAAACTACCAAAACTATATACGATATTTTAAGGAAATATACTATAAAAACAAAAGAGAAATGGGAATATTCTAACCACGATCACTTTTACTTTTCTAATATAGACACTCCAAATAAAGCATATATCCTTGGATTAATACTATCTGATGGGTGGATAATTAACAAAACAAATCAAATTGGCATACAACTACAAGAAGAAGATATAGAAATAATAGAAAAAATAAAAACAGAATGGAAAACAGAAAATAAAATTCTTTATTTACAGAAAAAACCATTTAAAGGAGAGAACGGAAATATATATTATCCGAAACCAATGTGTAGAATTTGTATTAATTCACCAAGAATGATTGAAGACTTAAATAAATTAGGAATTGTTCATAGAAAATCTAAAATTGCTACCTTGCCACTAATAAGCAAAAAACTTGATGGACATTTATTTAGAGGAATTATTGATGGAGACGGATCTATTTATTGGCATTCAAATAAAAATAACCTATGTATACGTATTTTAGGAAGCCATTATCTTGTTGCACAAAGCTGTCTATATTTAACAGAAAGACTAAAGTTACCATATCATAGACCATTTTTAAGAGGAAATATTTCTACAGTAGACTATAGCACAATAGAAGAAGTTCAAACATTATTGAATTTTATTTATAAAGATATAGATAGAAGTTTTTGCATAGAAAGAAAATATAATGTCGCTAAAAATTATTTCAAGTAAAAGTATTGGACAGAAACAAGTTTATAATCTTACTATGAAGAGCAAACATCATAATTATTTACTTGATAATAAAATTGTTTCTGGCAATTCTCATGCTGTAGCATATAGTTTCATTTCTTACAGAACTGCATGGCTAAAAGCATATTATCCAGCAGAGTTTTATACAGCACTACTAAATAGTTCTTTGAATGACCAAGACGATTTAGTTAAATATATTCATTCAGCTAGAGAATTAGAGATACCATTATTACCACCAGATATAAATAGATCAGGGTCAAGATTTACATTAGATAATGGAACTATTATTTTTGGTTTGGCTGGCATTAAGGGTGTGGGAGAAAAAGCTTGTGAGCAATTAATTTCAACTAGACCAGAAGATGGATTTAAAGAATTACAGGATTTAATTAACGCCAAAGTTAAGAAAAATATTATAGTTGCACTAGCAGAATGCGGCGCGTTAGAAGATATATCAAATTTAAGAAGATGGCAAATAGTAGAACATATTGAGAAACTAATTGAATATTCTGGAAAACTTAACAAATGGGAAGAGCAAAGAGAGAAGAGAGAAGTACGAAATAAGGAGATTGAAGCGGCGCTAGCAGAAGGAAAGAGACCACCAAGAAGACTACCAAAACTTAAAGATAAACCAGAGTTAGAAGAAATTATTCCAGGAGAACCACTTTCTAGAGAAGAAAGGCTTAAATTAGAACGTAAAACACTAGGATTCTATTTGACAGGACATCCATTGGCCGACTATCCTAAATTATTAGCAATGTCACAGTGTACAATAAGCCAAATTAAAGAAGGAAATAATATTACTGATGGCCAAGTTGTTAGATTTCCAGCGGTTATATCAAATTGTTCTAGAAGAAGAAGCAGAGCAAAACAAGAATATGCAATTCTTACAGTAGAAGATATAACAGGAAGAATTGAAGCAACCATATTTTCTAAGACATGGGAACGATTGCATAATGAGGTTAAAGAAGGAGAAATAACTATAGTTACTGGAAGAATTGGAGTTAAATTACAAGATGATGCACCACCAGTAATAAATATTATTGTAAAAAATATATCAAAACCACCATTACAATCAGAAGCTATTGATAAAATATCTGTTAAACTCAAAGATTCGTCTACTGTTACTTTTATTCCAAAGCGAGACTGCTCTTATTCAAAACTAGTAAATGCATTATCATATGCGGCGAATATGAAAAAGATGACCTAGAAAGGAAGATTTAAATGACTCTATTTTGGACAGAGGAAGAACAAAACATTGCATATTTAGCAAAAGAGGAATGTGAAATATCAACATATATATCAAATAAATTAAAAAAACATGGATACAATAGATCTCCTAGTGCAGTAAGAAATTTCTTCCGACGTGGTAGAACAGAAGAAACAAATTATATATTACCAATACAACCAAAAGTATTGTTATTAGACATTGAAACATTACCAATTAAAGTTTTTACTTGGGGAATTCATAAACAAGTAATTACATACGATAGAATTATTCAAGATTGGTGTGTGTTGTCATGGGCTGCTAAATGGCTATTCTCTCCAGATATGATGGGAGAGGTACTTACATCAAAGGAAGCACAAACAAGAAATGATAAAAGAATTCTTAATCCAATATGGAATTTAATGGATGAAGCAGATATTGTTATTGCACATAACTCAAACTTTGATACTAAGAAACTTAATGCTAGATTCTTTGTTCATGAAATGAAACCATTAACTCCATATAGAGTTATTGATACATTAAAACAAAGTAGATCTGTATTTGGATTTACATCACATAAACTAGATTACTTAAGTAAGTTAATTGCTAATAAGTCTAAACTAGAAACACATTTCGACTTATGGGCTAGATGCGATGACGGAGATCAAGAAGCCCTAACAAAAATGTTTACATATAATAAAAATGATGTTTTACTATTAGAAGAAGCATATCTTGAACTAAGACCATGGATGAAATCAGTACCAAATATTGGTATTTATATAGACACAGATGAATCAGTATGTTCTCACTGTGGATCTAGTGATTTAGAATGGAAAGGTTATTATGTAACACAAGCTAATAAGTTTAGATCGTTTAGGTGTAAAAATTGTGGTGGTATTGGAAGAAGTAAGGTTTCTGGGCTAACAAAAGAACAACGTAAAAACATTTTATTTAGTATTGCAAAATAAGGAGTAACTGTATATGAGTAAAAAACAAGATGAGGAATTAATTAGGCGAGCTATGGCAGATATGAGTAGAAAAAATGGAACTATTAATCCAATAAACAGCATGACTCAAGTACTTAATCAACTTAATGAGATGGTTAAGTATATAGCTAATTTAGAACAAGGGCTTTTAGGATTAACAACAGAAGTCCAAGCACATAGATACTCACATCAAATGATGTACAAACTTATTATAGAAAAAGAAATTATGACAAAAGAAGAGTTAGATAAACTATATGAAACAGAAGTTGCTGAACCAATGAAAAAATATGTTGAAGATATCAATAATAAAATTAAAGAAGCCCAACCTAAAGAAGAAGCAAAAGAAGAATGTGATAGTAAAGTAATCTTGGCTAGTGAGCGATTTAAACAAAATAAAGAAGAACAACCAAACTAAAGGAGTAAAATATGAACAAGTGGTCATATAAAGAAGCATTGTTATTGGACGAGGCAGTACTAAGCTATGCAGTAGAACAGATTGGTGGAGATCCAGAAATAGAAGAAGTTAAGCCATCTTGGACAAGAATTGCAGAAATCCATAATCAGAATAGCGGATCTAATAGAAGTCCAAATGCTTGTCGACATAAATATCATGATATTAGATCAGAAGTTCTACTTGAAGGTCTAATCGAAGTAAGTGATTATGAATGGAAGCTAGGCTTAAAGAAGCTCCGTCAGATTGCTGGTCCAGATGCAGTTAAAAGAATCAAAAATGTAATCCAAAGCTTTTAAGAAATGAATAAAGAAAAACTATTCTCAGTTTCTATACACGATTGTAGAGTAGAAACATTTCGTGGGAGTGGTAAAGGTGGTCAAAATAGGAACAAGAGAGATACAGCTGTAAGAATTACTCATCTTCCTTCTGGTGCTATAGGTCAAGCTCAAGATGAACGTTCTCAATGGGCAAACAAAAAATTAGCCTGGAGACGTTTAATTGACAGCAAAGAAATGCAAACTTGGATAAGAATTGAAGCATCTAGACAAATGGGTTTACTAGAAGATATTAAGAAGAAAGTAGAGAAGGAACTTAAAAAAGTTAAAGTTGAAGTTAAAAATGAAGAAGGGAGATGGATACTTGAAGAATCTAATTCAGCCATGGACTCCACGTAAATCCGAAGATGAAGCGAAATCTAAGAGAGGAGAAAATTTCTTGACTGGAAAAGAAAGGAATAAAATACTAGTCAAATATAAGTGTAAGAAATGGGATGCTAAAGATTTATTAATACATTTAGCAAATCAAGTAGAAGATCTTAAGAAGAATCAATGTAAACCAAGTGTCGTTTGTATATATAATATTGAAGACGATTTATATTTACAAAGTATAAAAGAAGGAATGTTTTAATGTCTGAATTTAGATTAATTGAGGAAGAAGATAATTATTTAATAACTAAGCCAAGTTACACTAGAAATAGACCAGGACTATATCCTTCTGAAGCCTCTGTAAAATATACAATAAATGGTCTTACATTTGTTGAAGGTAAATGTTTAAGAGCTGCATGGTACAGATCAAGAGGGGCAGTAGCAAATCCAACGCCAGTTGGCCTTGCAATGAAAGGCACACTTGGCAAAAAAGCAGAAGAGAGTATTATTGAGCGTTGGAAACAAATGGGTATTTGGGTTGATAATAATGTTAAGTTCTTTAACTCTAAATATGTTTTATCTGGAGAACTAGATGCAATAATTAAGAATCTAGTTACTAATGGACTGATTGGATCTGAAATCAAATCATATTATGGTCATTATGCAAATCAACAAATAACAGGTTCTAAGCGACCTATTAAAGGCGGAGAACCAAAGATTGAACATTTACTTCAGGCGCTTCTTTATCAATGGGAATATCGTGACATTCTAGAAGAATATAGAATTTATTATATTGAACGAGGCGACGGACATAGAGTAGAGTTTAGAATTGGTAGTGATGAAGATACAGGTAAAAGTTTCTATCAACCAATTGATAGTAAATACTGGAACTATTTTGATGGTTCAAAAAAATACATGCCCTTTACTATTCATGATATACATAAAAGATTAGAAGAACTTATATCTTATATTAGAGAATCTAGAATTCCACCTAAAGATTATGGTACTCCATATACAGAAGAAGAGATAGAATATCTTCATTCTATAGGTAAAATTAGTAAAACAAAATATGAAGCTTGGCAAAAAAATCCAGCAAAAAATCCCATAGAACATTGGGCCTGCTCATACTGTAATTATGCTAGTCAATGTAAACAAGATGAATTAGCCTTAGTAATTAACGAAAAATAAGAGAGGAATAAGATATGACTTATAAATCAGTTGTTGGTATAGACATGGATGGTGTTATAGCCAACTGGGCAGAAAATACTTGTTCTGTATTTAATAGTAGATTCGGACTAAGTTTAACTCCAAATGATTTTACTTCATATGATAGTATTCCTATTATTCAAGAAAAGTTAAAGAATAAAAACCATGATTTATCCAAAAACAAAATAAGAGATATATTATCTGAAGAAGGATTTTTTTATAGTATAAAGCCATATAGGGATATACACTATGGATTTGAATTAATACAATCATTTGCAGAAATAGTTATTGTAACCAAACCCATGGAATGGGTTGATTGTCCATGTGAAAAGATTGACTGGTTACAAAAATACTTGCCAGATATTAAATATGACGTAATTTTTGTAGATAAATCAGAAGCTAAAAGATATATAAATGTTAATTTTATGATTGATGACGACCCAAGAGTATTAGAGTCTTTGATCGGAACTAAAATCATACCAATAACAATTAGAAGACCATGGAATAAAGAATACTTATTAAGTAAAGATATATTACAATTTGATTCATTTAGTTCTGCAGCAGCATATTTAGCTTGGACATAGAGGAGATAAAATGAAGCCACGTTTGCTTAATCTGGATGCAATTTGTAAGGCGCTAAAACCATTTCTAGGACAATATTTACAAGAACACGGAATTAATACTGAAAAGAATTTTAGATGTTTAAATCCCAAACATAATGATGAAACTGCATCTATGACAATTAAGCAATATCCAGAACAAGCATTCTGTTTTGGTTGCTCATATGTTTTAGACATATTTAAAGCTGCTACTCTATTAGAAGGAAAACCTGACAAAGGAAAAGATTGGATTGAAGAAAATGTATTATATTTAGCCAAAAAATATGGTATTCAAACTCAATTAGTTGATCTCACTCCAGAAGAAGTATATGAATATAGAACATATCGTGCATATCAATTAGCTTCAGAATTAGTATCAGATCCAAGATTTGGTAACTATGAATTAGTAGATAAAGAAATTGGATTTAGAAAATGGGATAAAGAAAAAATTGCAAATTGGGGCATAGGTACTGTTAACTATGATGAATTTAGGGACAGACTAAAGAAAGCTGGCTTCGAGCCTAAATTTTTAGATGGCATTGATTTAAGTAGATCAGACTTATTTGATAATAATAATATGATCTTTACTGTATATGATGATGAAGGTAGACCTGTAGGGTTTTCTGCCAAGAGGTTAGCTAGAGAAGAAGGAGATGGAACACCTAAATATATTAACACTCGACAAACAGGTTTAGAGTGTGCAATTTTTAAGAAAGGCGAAAGACTTTATGGATATGATATTGCCAAAGAAGCTCCAGGTCCTATTTATATATTTGAAGGCCAAGCTAATGTAATTACATTAAGACATCATGGTTTAATGAACTGTTGTGCCACTATGGGTACAGCACTAACAGATCATCATATTACACTACTAAAGAAGCATGGAACATTTAATGTAATATTGGTATTTGATGGCGATAATGCAGGACATATTGCAGCAGAGAAAGCATTAGATGAGAAGTTTGCTAAAGAAAAGGATTTTCAAGCAAAGATTTGTCAAATGCCACCAAATACAGATCCAGATGAACTAGTTCGAGAAAGAGGATTTGATGAATTTGCTAGATTAAAGAGATGGACTGCATTTGAATGGCGCATGATGAAGTTTATGCAATCTGTTGAAGGAGATATCGACGAAGAACAGCAAAGAGAAATTGCTGAGAAAATGATTCCTATTATTGTTGCAGAACAAAGTCATCTAAGACAAGAAGAGATGGCCAAACAAGTTGCAAAAGTAACGGGATATGATATTTCTACAATTAAATCAGAAATTAGAAGACTAAGAGACGAGAAAGATGCTGTAGTACAGACAAAGAAGAAAAATGCAATTGAAGCATTATTATATGATGTTCGGCGGAATCCAGAAGATGCAGAATTAGCTCTTGCTCAGGCAACCCAAGCTATTAATAATATTAATAAATCTATTCAATCTGAAAACGAATCATCATCTACTATATCAATGATTACAGCACTTAAAGAGGCAGATGAATTAAAAAGTGGAGAGTTTGCAGGTTTCTTTATGAAACCAGATGGCCTTGGAAATATAGCTGCAAGATTAAATGATGATTGGAAAACAGATAGTCTTACCTTCATCGGCGGTGAAGCTCAGGCGAGCAAAACTACTTTTGTTACACAAATGGCATATGAAATTGCAGACGACCCAAGAAATGATGCTATGTGCATCTACCACTCAATTGATGATGCTGCAAAACGTATTGTTTATAAACTTATATGTAATGCATCAGATAATATAAAACTAGAATTAAATCATGTAAGTAATCCAAATTATTGGTTAAAACAAGACGGATATGAATACATAAAAGCACTCAGAGAAAAAGGTTATAGAAAAATTCTTAAATTAATAGGTGATAATAGACTAGTAATTAAAGATGCTTCAGATGGCAACAGTCTAACTTATATTGAAGGAATTATTAATTACTATAGAGAACTATATCCTAACAGAAAAATAGTTTTAATAGGAGACAACTTTCATAAATATCCAGATTATTCAGATATTCACGGTCATGAGGCTGCCAAGAAAAGATCTAATCATCTTAAGAACTTAGCAATATCTAAACATTTAGCAATTATAAATACTGTAGAATATAGAAAACTTCAGCCTGGAGAAATGCCACACAACCTGGCATTAGCAGAGTCTAGATCTTTAATATATGATGCAGATACAATTATCCATCTATATAATGATTTACATCACAAGGGAGAGCACGAAGCAGTATTATTACATTATAATGAAGAAGGAAAAGCATTACCAAGAATTTGGTGTAAGTTTGGGAAAAATAAAATTTCCGGCTTTGAAGGAAGAGAATTTTTAGATTTATATCCATCATCTGCAAAAATGTTTGGTGTTGACACAACTCAAGCAGAAGAAGATCAAAGAATAAGACTCGACTGGCTTGCAGAAAACTCAAAAAAGAAGATATATTAATATTTTGTGCCATTAATACTTGTTAATGGAAAGGATGGTTTATGATAGCACTTGTAAAAAATATAACTTTTGCAAAGACTATGGGAGTAATGATGTTAGTAAACCAATTATTAGATGTATTGGAAAATACACTAAAAGACTTAGCAGACAATTTTGAACAGCTAAGTAACAAACTTTAGGAGGACAACAAAAATGGATGGAATTGGCAGATGTGTATGCTCTGTATGTAACAGAGAATTTAGTACAAAAGAGATTTACGAATGTGGTGGTACATGTCCAGACTGTAACAAACAAGTTCTTCAAGCTATTATTGAAGGAACATGGGAGTCTGATGAGACTGAGGAATGGGAACTAGAAGACTAATACCTGAAGATATATCTGCGTTTGTCTTTTGTCCCTATTTACAACAGACTCACAAACAAGAATCTAGATTAGATAGATTAAGTTTGTTCGAACAGTGTATTGTAGAGACAATTCAGAAGACAGAACAAGATTGTTTACTACAAAACTCTGATATTACTCCAAGAAAATTATTAAGAAGATGGGATAATATATGGTGGCCAATTACAGCTAAAAATAAAATAGATTTTAAATACTCTCAGACAATATCAATTAGTGCATCTAATATATTTTCAGATTATTGTAAATATGATATTTCTGGATATATGTATCCAACTATAGGTATTGGAATAGAGTCAACATTAGATCTTGGCCATCATATATTATTTGCTCAAGCCGATATATTAAAAGTAAATCTTACTATTAAAAATAAAAATATAGTTATATTGAACTTTTGTAATACTAAATCCATAACTAACGAGATAGTGGTAGATCAAGGAATTCAATCAGTTATATGTTCTTTTGCTAAAAACATACTACCTGATGGTACTATAAATTATACAAATGTTTACATAAATAAGAATACTAGCAAGCTAGATATAACTACAGCAGTATTCCGCCAAAATGATATTGATAAAATATATAAAAATATTAAGTACATTGAAGAAGGTATATATAAAGGGATAAACTATATGAATAAATGGAATTGTAAGGAGTGTAATAAATGTCAGAAATTCAGATTATAGAAGAGAGAAGATACCCTATTGCAGTAAAAGAAACACATAATGATCTTCTTCCATATTATATGATGGAATGTAGAGCTATTCTAGGACGAGATGGAAAGAGATTTATGGTTATGGTAAATCAATATGCACAGACAATTCATATTGAAGACTGTACAAGTGGAGAACTATTTGTCATAGAAGACGATAACTTATTTAATGATCTCTTGGAATTTGCTACTGAACATGGCTTTACAAATATTATGCCTCCAATAGCAAAAGACCTAGGACGGAAAATTATTTTTTAATGAAACTCTCTAAAACAATAAATCAAACTGCAAAAAATGCATCTAAATTACACAAAAGAATAGGGGAACTATTAACTTGTGATGAATCTATGTTTAAATATTACGACGTGCGCCAAGAATATAGAGTATCAGAAATTAATCCATCTTTTAATTCTAATAGAGAAAAGTTTGACTATATTATACTACAACTAAAACTAGTTATTGAGATACATGGACTACAACATAAAAAGCCATGCTGCTTTGGTGGCATTACTATAGAAGAAGCAACTAGAAGATTTCAGAAACAAATAGAAAGAGATAGACTAAAAAAACAAGCTGCTCTAGATGCAGGTTGGTCATATCTGGTTATTTGGTATAACGAGAAAGATATTACATTAAAAGAATTAACACAGAAGGCTGTAGAAGCTATGGAGAGAGATTTTAAACCAAAAGATATAGTCCCAGCTAGACGCAAACAAAAAATACAATCTAGAGGTATACAGAAGCCTCCTGAAGGATATAAAAAACAATGGCCCAAAAGAAAACTAAACCATTAGAAATCTCATAGAATAGGACAAACAAATATGGAATCATTAGCAGATAAAATTATAAGAATGACTTCTTCTGAAGGAAAAGAAATTAGTTTTACTCATCATTATGCAGAAGGAATGTTTACTGATCAATCTATTATGGTTACAATGAGAAAAGTATGGTTAAATCGTATATATGAAAACAGAAGCACAGTAATAAGAAATAATGAGCTTAGAGATTATATACAAGAACAAGAACTATTAGAAAGAAAATTATGTTATACGCTTGATACTTTAAGTAACGATGTAGATAGAGGAGTATATGGCTTTAGAGAACAGGACACAACACAGCCTGTACAATCTATAGAACCAGAATTAAACGTAAATGATTATGATCCAAGAAGTAACAACTACAACCCTGACTGGAGAAATGAAGAGGTAAACAATGGATAAAGTTTTATGTCCTAACTGTAATAAAACAAAAGAAATTCCAAATAGGTACGATGAAAATTTCAATCAAAGACTAACTTGTGAGCATTGTGGATTTACTGTTGCTCAATATTGTTGGGAATTTCTTGGAAGAGTTAACGAACATAAGGAGGAAGATCTTGGCAGACAAACCTGTTAGATGCAGTAAATGTAAAAAAACTATCTTCTATATATCAGATAAATACTCAATGAACCTTCAAGTTGTCTGTACTGACTGTTATAAAGGGAAGACAGGTAGTCAAAAAAAAACAAAACAGACACAAACATTATCAGCCAGCTTCGCCAAAATGAAAGCTGGAGTTAGACCACAGATTCATCCTACCTATAGATTTAGATCAGCTACAGAAGCAAACTTTGCTAGAATCCTAAATTATCTTGGCCTTCAATGGAAGTATGAAGAGCGTGCCTTTACTTTTGACGGCTACAAAACCAAACCATTTATTTACTTAATGGACTTTGAAATCACTAAAGGTAGCTGTGCTCTTCCTGAAGGTTATTATGAGATTAAGGGTTTAATGAAACCTAATGATCGTCAAAAGCTTAGGCGGCTAAAGAAACATTATCCTAATGAGTTTTCTGAAACTACTGTTGTTGTATATAACAAATACAAGAAGAAGGATATAGCTTTTTGTAAGAAGCTTGGATATAAAGTTCTTCTATATGATGAATTAACTATGGCCTTCAAGGATAAAATCTCGGGCTGGGAATAACTAAATAATATATATTAGGGTATCTACTTAAGGTATTATGTTAATTTCTTCTAAACTAGCTGAAAAAATAGAAAAGAAGCAGTGGATATTTATGGATTCTGATATATCTTATAAACTTAAAACTAAACTATTATGGTTATATATAAAACCTTTATTATCTTGGGCGGCTGAAGAACTAATAAATAAATTTAATATAACTGAAACTGAAGCCGAATCTGAATTATATATACTATGTTATGAATTAATTAAAAATTACAATATAAGTAAAAGTAGTGTTGTTCCTTATTTAGTTAGATTTATTCCTCTGTATTATAGTAAAACAGTTAGAAAACTTGAAAAAGAATATAAGAAATATATAACATATGGATTAAAACCCAAAGAAGAGAGTTATAACATAGAAGAAGAATATTATTGGCAGTCACCTAAAATACTATTAGAAAATAAATATGTAGGAAAAGTCTTTACAAAAGAACAAAAATACCTTATAAGTATAATAATTACATTAGACAATCCAACATGTGTGGAATTAGCATCTAAATGTAATATATCACGAGAAACTATGAGACAGTTGTTACAACAACTTAAAAACACATTGGAGGATAAAGCATGCCAGTTCCAAATGGAGTAGATCCTAAAGAAGTAATTAACAATGGTATCTTTTACAGAAACCCAACACATTTAAAAATTGCCGAAAGAGCTAGAAACCAATCTGAGATTGTTCAACAGATTAATGAATCCAGTCGAAAGAAAAGGCATGAAGTTTTCTTATATGATTCTGATCAAGAAACAGTTCAATATCCAGGAATGAGAAAGATTAGAGAAATGATGATGGCAGAAAATGCAGAGGAACAATTAACAAAATTCTTTGCAATGCTATTAAGATCAAAGCCAAATGTATATTTAGTTAGAATATCTCTAGGTGAATATCCAAGCATGAAAGAGATTAGAGATAGAAAAGTTGACCTTATGAAAGTTTCTTCCCCACGATATTATAATGAAGTAGCACAAGACATAGGCTCTTTATTTGCTGACAGAAGAATAAACGTTACAGATTTTGTATATATAGTAAAGAATACAAATCCAGGAAATTTTAGTACAGAAGCACAAGCTTGGGGTGGAGTTACTAATGAGGAACTTTTAAATGATAAATTCTTTAATCCAGTAATTGAACTCGAATATCAACCAAACTAAACAATAAAGGCAGATGATGGCTAGACTTCGGAATCACAACGGAGTTTTTACAAATAATGGCCGAGCACCAACACGTGTCATTACTGTAACGTCTCGTACTAGACAAAAAGCTCAACCAAAGATTCAATTAGATAAATTACTTAAGAAAGAGAATCCAGTTATATGTGTTAAGCGAAGGCTTGGTGGTATTGGTGATGTTATTATGACAACACCAATGTTAGCAGCAATAAAAAAGCTTATTCCACACTGTTTTCTTATTTATGTAACAGATTTAGTGTATTCAAATGGAGCCCTAGGAGAAGCAATACAACATTGCCCTTATGTGGATCAGATCATATCTGTAGATCAGGTTAAAGATTCAGAATACGATTATTCTGTAGATGTAACAACTACTGGCCTTGATAGAGAAAGACCTAATACAATTCCACCAAATAGAATAGATATGTTTGCTGATGAAGCAGGACTATCTATTATAGAAGATCCAGTACCTACATATATAGTAACAGATGACGAACGAGAAGTAGCCAAGAAAGAAATAGAAGAAAAATATTTAACAGGAGCAAAAAGAGAAGACATTAAATTAATTGCTATACAAGCCAGAAGTAATGACGCAAGAAGAACCTGGCCATTTGCATACACTAAGCAACTATGTGAAATGCTTAGAAAAGATAAAAACATTCGTATATTATTAATGGATTGGGGAGGAACAGTAAACGAATGGGAGAAAGCTGAACGACAATTTCCTATTTTAAACAGAACACTTACAGACACTGCTGCTTTAATAGAGCAATGTGATTTAGTAGTGTGTCCAGATAGTGCGCTCTTACATCTTGCTGGTGCACTAGACAAGAAGATTGTTTCTATCTTTGGACCAATACCAAGTGAGAGTAGAATCAACCATTATCCAAATGCTATAGCTGTACAATTACAACTACCCTGTAAGAACTGTTGGTATTCCCCAAAATGCACAAAAAACTCTCCAATAAAAGCTAAAATGGCATGTCTTAAAAATATAAGACCTGAGATGGTAATGGAAAAGATACATGAACATTTAACATCAGAAGTAAAACCAAGAGCACATGTTACATTTGGAAAAGATATTTCTACTGGAAACCAAGATAATATTATTCTTATTAGACGAACAACTCCTGGTTTAGGAGATATTATTATGGCTGCTAATGCAATAGAAGCACTTAAACTACAGCATCCAAACTGTGACATTCACGTGGCAGTAAAGTCATGTTTACATGAAGCACTAGAAAACAATCCAAATATCTCTGAACTAATAGACTCAGAAAAACCAATTAATTATAAAAGATATAAAATGATATTTGATATTTCTGCTCCATGTGCTAAATATGAAATTGCTAGACTAAGAATGAATAGACCAGTTGAAAAGAACAGAGTAGAAATATATGCAGAAGCATTAGGAGTAAGACATTTAATTAAAGATATTCTTCCAAGATATTATCCAACAAAGGAAGAACTTAAAAATGCACTTAAGTTTATAAATAAGAAATGTAATCCAAACAAAAAGAATATTGTCTTTGCTCTTAACAGTGCAGAAAAATATCGTAACTGGCCAGAACAAAATTATGTTAAACTTGCTAAGCTATTAGATGGGAAATATAACATTATAACGATATCTGAACTAAGAGGAAGAAGGATACCAGGTACTATTACATATAAAAACACTAGCTTTAGAGAAGCATCTGCAATGATTGCTTTAGCTGACGAACTAATAACTGTAGACACAGGGCCATTACATGTTGCTGCAGCTTTAGGAATTCCTACAATAGCTTTATTTGGGCCAATTGACCCTAGAGCTAGATGTAAAGGATATAAAAATACTACTGTTCTAGCATCTTCTATGGAATGTGTCCCTTGTTGGCGTAATGCTAATATAAAATGTAAACACAAACAAACAAAGAATGACTATTCAAAATGCCTAGAAAAAATATCACCAGAAAAGGTATTCAAAATCATAAACCAAAAATTATTAAAGTAGAGAAAATGAAAAAGGTTTATCTTACATTAGGAGGAGGGTTGGGGGATGTATTCTGGACATATATTGAAGGACACAATGGATGGCAATTTTTAAAAAGCTTTAAGAATAAATATCCAGATGGAAAGATAAAAGTTTTAGCTGCAACACATAATCCTCAAGTAGAAGAATTATTAAAATATCACCCTGATATTACTGTATTTAAAAACTTTGGATGGGTACTTGATGGAACAGAGTTATGGAAGAAATACAAAGGTGGATTTAAACATTTAAAAGATACAAAAGATGGGTTATCTAAAAATAGAAACAGAATATATTTATCAACAGAAGACCAAGAAAAAATAGACGAAATCACACATGCTGGACCATTTTTGTTAATACATCCATTTGCTGGAGAAAAAATTAGATGTGCTATTTTTCCAGACGACTACAAAATAATAATAGATAAATTACTAGAAGAAACAAACTTTAACATTGTAGTTATTGGTGGATCTTATATTAGAACCAACAAAGTAAATAGATTTAAAATGACAGAAGAATTTGAGTATTCTCATGATAGAGTTTTTAATCTAGTTAACAAATCAAATTGTAGAGTTTGTGCCACACTGGCAGAGCACCAACATAGTTTTATTGGATCTTGGTCAGCTTATTCCTGTGTATCATGGATATATAACAAACCAAGTACAATCATTGTTCCTAAAACAATGGCAAAAGTATTTAAAGAAGAAAAACAAGGTCCTGAAGGTAGATGGAAAGACAAGAAAAATATTAATATAATTAGTGTAGAAGGAACTATTTTAAATTCTGGTAGAGAATATAGTCTAGATCAGATTATAGTACAAATACTAAAGGAATATAAATAATGAAAAAAGCCTTAATAACTGGGATAACAGGACAATGTGGTTCTTACTTAGCTGAGCTACTCTTAGATAAGGGATATGAAGTTCATGGGATGGTAAGAAGAACAAGCTCACAAAACAGACAACGTATAGATCACTTAACTTTAGATCCAGATATTAAAGATAAAAGATTATTTCTCCACTATGGAGACATGACAGACGGATCTAATATATCTAGAATAATTGAGAAGGTTTTACCAGATACAATTTTTAATATGGCAGCTCAATCTCATGTTAAAATTTCTTTTGATATTCCAGAATATAGCGCTCAAGTTGATGGCATTGGAGTAATTAGATTGCTAGATGCAGTAAGAGAGTTGTGTCCAACAAGCAGAATATACCAAGCTTCAACCTCAGAATTATATGGAAAAGTTCAAGAAACTCCACAAACGGAAACAACTCCATTTTATCCAAGAAGCCCATATGCAGCAGCAAAGCTATATGCATACTGGGCAACAATTAACTATAGAGAAGCCTATAATCTATTCGCATGTAATGGTATATTGTTTAACAATGAATCTCCTAGAAGAGGAGAAAATTTTGTTACAAAAAAAATTACCCAAGCTGCTGCTAATATTAAAGCTGGCAAACAAGAAAAAGTATCATTAGGAAATCTTTCTGCTTTAAGAGACTGGGGGTACTCTAAAGATTATATGCGTGCTGCTATTCTAATGTTAGAACAAGATAAACCAGATGATTATGTTATTGCTTCTGGAGAAAATCATTCTGTAGAAGAATTTTGTTCTTTAGCTTTTGAATATGCTGGAATACCACTTACATTTGAAGGAGAAGGATTAGAAAGAAAAGGATATGACTCTGGTGGAAAAATACGAGTAGATATTAATCCAAAATATTTTAGACCAACAGAAGTAGAAACCTTACTAGGAGATCCAAGCAAAGCTAAGAAAACACTAGGATGGGAACCAACTATTAATTTTGAAGAATTAGTTAAGGAAATGGTTGAATATGACATCAGAGAAACTAATAATAAATAACTGGCAATTTATATCCGAATCTAGTTATGCTGGTCCAAGATCATTTGAAGTACCATATGTCCTTAATAGACTTAAAGAAGGAAATACAATTGAGATTGGTGGCAATCAAAGTTTATTTAAATGGGCACTTGTTAGAAGAGGAAAACCATTTACTCTAATTGATCCAATGGGGACTACTTTTAATAACAAACAAAATCACAGATTAGCTACTTGTATTAAAGGTGATATTAGAAAATATACATCAAAAGATTTAGGTAAGTTTACAAATGTTCTCTTGGTTTCAGTATTAGAACACATTGGTCTAAAAGCATATGGGCAACCAAAAGACTGGGTTAGTTCTGCTAGATTAGAACAACTTAAAGCATTTAAACATTGTATGTCTTTTGTAAAACAAGATGGACAAATGTTATGTACACTTCCATTTACAAACAACAAAGAAGAGAAAGATCCGAATTTCTTATTAAGATATAATAAAGAAATGTTAAATGATTTGTATAAAGGATATAAACTATTAGATGAAAGATTTTATATACTTAATCAACCTACTCATTTAGATAGATGGAAAGAAGTTACCTTACAAGAAACGAAAGATCATCGATCTAATGTATGTTTTACATTATGCAAATAGACAAACAAACAATTGGTCAAGAGATAGATAACTTAATTAATACTCATATTAAATTATGGCATTGTACTTCTCCTGCTCGCAAAGACTTAACACTAGATAACAAGACAAGAGTAGAATTATTTATGAAAACAAGAGACTATAATGTATTAAGAGCAGAGCTTAGGGATGTTATTAATAAACATTTTAATTCTGGATATCCAGATCCTAAAATAAACTATAAAGGTACAAAATGATTCAATACAGTATAGGTGAACTAATAGATAAACTTTGTATTACTAATTTAAAACAATGGCATACAGAAGAAGAAATAAAAGAACTTAGAGAGCAAAATGCTAACAGCGAAGAATTGTTACCGCTGTGTAATCTAGTAGTAAAGTTAAACAAATTACGTAACGAACTAGTTAAGTCTATAGACGAATTTTTTCAAAATCATGAATGAAGAAGAACGACTTCGTAGAACTATTGATGGTCAACAAACATCTTCTTTAGAGTATGTAAAATACTTTTGTATCTGTGATTGTTTAACTCTTGGAATGCCTGAAGGCTATACTGCAATGGGAGCTGGACTAGAATTATTTATTAATAAATTTAATCCAGGAGAAAAATATATACAACCGTTTGCAAACAAACTTCCAAAAGGTGAAGAAGGTAAATATAGACCTTTAGCTTATAAGATTCCTAAAAGTATAGATGCATTTATATGGTCTCCATTTCATGATGCTTTAAGTTCTCATTGGGATTTAGGAGACGGATGTAGACATGCCTATAGATTTAAAGGTGAACTATTAAGAAAACTAGGATTGGCTACTAGAGCAAAAGATCCAACTATACAAGAAACAAAAAAACATATATTATTAATGAATGAAAAAATAGATAAAATTTGGAATGTACCAAAAAAGCTATTAGTATTTTATGAACATTCAAGAGTAAAGAACGTTCAGATTAGAAAAGAACTAGATAGATATAATAATATGGCAAGTAAATTACTTGACTGGCCAGTACTACAAGTAGAATTATCTGATACAGACGCAAAAGATGCATCGGAAAAAGATATTAAAAAATGGTGGGGATGGGAACACTACTCAAAAGAAACATATTCAAACATATATAATAAAATAAAAAGGATTATAAACGATGGAACATAGAATTTTTTCATATACAATGCCTCATACAGGCACAAGATTCATGAACAATATTTTTAGAGAAGGTGTTAATTTTAGTTTTATTAGTGATTTTCATCTTCAACAGCAACATCGTCTAGACTATAAATTAGGAATGGATGAAATAGTCAATAAGAACATGACAAGAAAATGGTGGGAAGAAAACGTTACTCCATTTTATTCAGACGAAAATAAAAATAGTAATAAAATACTTTTTCACTATCATCATGTAAATCCATATTCCAATTTGCCAAAACTTCTTAAAAAGAACAAGCCTTCTATTCCAGTAATATCTTCAATAAGAGATCCTTTGTTAATAATAAACACAATGGCATGGATATTATATTCTCTTAAAAATATTCACATAACAGAACAATCTGAAGAAGATAGAAAAGATATTGCAAATCGTGTTGCAATAAGACTAGAAAATATTTTATCAATACCCAAGAACAATATATTTGTTTTACCAGTAGATTTATTCGAGACTGAATCTGAAGAAAATCGTCAGATAATAATTTCATCTATGATGAAACACTGTAATATAGAAGTTAACAATAAAATATTAAGTATGGCTAGTATGTGGAATAGAATTGGAGATACAGGACAAACAAAGAAAATTCATACACGAAACAGAGCAGAAGAACAACAACTTTATAAAGAAGCTATTATAAATAAAGACTCTGATTTCTTAAAAGAACATTTTCAAATAGAACTTGCTTGTTTGTCTGGTTATAACAAACTTCGTAAACAATTAATCAAAATTGGTTACAAACCAATTTGGTAACAAATAAACATGCCACTTCCAAATTTTATTATTGTAGGCGAATGTAAATGTGGAACAACATCATTATTTGATGATCTGATTCAGCATCCTGATATATCAGGACCTACAGGAAATGGTGAAGACATACTTACAAATGACAATCAAATTCTTGGACAGAAAGAAGTAAGGTTCTTTGATAAATTTTATAACAAAGGATTAAATTGGTACGAAAACTGTTTTCCTAATAACAAAATTACAGGAGAGGCATCTCCAACATACCTCTTTCATCAAGAAGCTATTTATAGAATACACAAGGATCTAGGAAACGATACAAAAATAATTGTCATGCTAAGAGACCCTACAGAAAGACTTGTTTCTCATTATAGTCATATCAAAACTATTTCTAAAGAATTTGCAGAAAACTATCCTACATTTGAATACTACTGGAAATATCATACAGAAGAAGATTCTAGTATAATTAAAGAAGGGATATATGCTATATCATTATCGAAATTATTATCAATGTTTGATAACGTAGAAATAGTCAAATCAGAATTATTTTTTAGTAATCAGTCTGAAATATGTAATATAATTTTTAGATCTTTAGGACTAAATACTTTTAACATAGAAAACAGACATCTTCGTAAAACTGAAGAACAGCATATTGATAAATACATAATAAATGAAATACAAGATTTTTATTCTAGATCAAACAATATATTAAACAACTTTTTCAGAGTAAAATTATGATATCACTTGCAGAACCTATTATAACTGAACAAGACAAAGCTTTTGTAATAGACGCTTTAGAATCAGGATGGATTAACACATCTGGTAAATATA